CGCTATCTTTTTTGGGTGAGCGTGACTAGTTTGCTGACAACAGTCGCGCGCTAGGAAAAAGGGTTGATTTTGTAGATAGATAGATAAATAGATAGTAAACCGTAGATATACACACCCTCTCCCCCTGGTATCCCCTTGGTTTTATTGGCTTTTTCATTAAGTCTACATGTACACTTAACCTCGCGTGTCCAGTTAGATGTTGCATAGCGGGTATACACGTTAACTTAAAAATATATAGTTACACGTATACTTTGAAGCTAACCTATTGAAAACACGGTGCTTTTTAGCTATCTACGCGGTACTGTTACACGTTAAGTTTCAGTTTACACACATACTGTAAACTAATGCCTGTTAACTAAGGGCCCCCGACTAATGGCGTTACATAACGGGGCTGTTAAGTAGTAGCTACAGGCCCCCGACGTATGGCGAGCGTAGCGAGCAAACAAAAACGCGACCGCGACGCGGCTGTCCTGCGGACATGAGAAAGCCCGCCCGGTGGTGTTCCGGGCGGGCTGGTTGTTAGAGGGCGAGAGCGATCACGAGGATCGCGATGCTCAGCACCACGAAGGCGATCCCTGCCCGTATGTTGCCGCGCGTCGGCGGCTTCTCTTTGGACCGCAGGTATCGGGCAGCCTCTTTCTGCCCAATCTTCGAGATGTAGGCGTCGTGCTTGTCCATCATGTCACGCAGTTCTTTTCTGTTCATATTTGTTCTTCCTTTGGGGTGGGGAGCCGGGCGCTTGCGCGCCCGGCCTGTGGTCACTCGCCGGCTTCGGTGGCGAGCTTGAGTTCTCGGCTCACAATGCCAATCGCGACCAGGCAGTCATTATCGTCGCCGTCGTGGGCGTAGACTTCCAGAAGCAATTCGCGCAGTTCGTCTGCGGTGGCGTTGTTCAGCATTACGGCCGCGGCCATGATAGTGTCGAGCATATCAGTTTTCCTTTGGGGTGGGGAGCCGGGCGCTTGCGCGCCCGGCCTGTTGGTTATTTCGCCATCGCTGCGAGAGCTTTGGCGATTTCTGCAGCGATCATTTGCTGCAGGTCGCTCGGAGCTTCAGCCTCAGCCTTGGTCTTGGCCTTGGCCGGAGCCTTGGCCGGAGCCTTGGCCTTGGCCGGAGCCTTGGCCGGAGCCTTGGCCTCCGGCTTGATGAAGAACGCGACCTTGCCGCGCTCCGGCCCATATCGGCCGAATTTCATCGCGACGCTTTCCGCGCCGCCAAAGCCGATGACTTCAGCGAAGCCACTTTCGGGAGCAACGGTGACGTTGCCCTTTTCCGAGACCTTGTCGTAAGCCTCACCGAAGGTGAAGCGTACATCGACGAAGAAGCCCTCAGGCAGATTGAACTTAGCCATGACATTTCTCTCCTGTCATGTGGGTTGCGAGCCCTATGTCAAAGACCGTCAGCCCCGCCGGGCTGGCGTCCCTAGCGGCTGATAGTCTGCCGTTCGGTGAAATCTTTATGGCATAGTGAACACTCGACGTCAAATTTGCCTTGTTTTATGGGCTTTCGCGCCGCGCCGCGTTGCGTATCAGGCATGGGGGGAGGGGGGCACATGGACCGGGCTTGCCGACCCCCGCCCGTATTGTAGTAAACCCCGCAAAGCACGACCCCAAAAAAGGAACGTGTATACTTTCAGCACCCCCAAAAAGGAACGTGTATACTTTCAGCACCCCCAAAAAGGAACGTGTATACTTTCAGCACCCCTCTTGCCAGACCCCCCATCTGCAAGCTATCTTCGCAGCATGGACTCACTCCCGCTGCACCACACCAAATGGTCTGACCGGCTGGCCTTCGACGTTGCCCTTGCGCTGGAGGGCAGCGGGGAGACGCTCGACGAGATCAAGCAGCGGCATCGCATAACCGCCTCTGACCTGCTGGTCTTCAACAAGGACCGGGTGTTCCTGAAGAAGGTGGAGGCCTACCGCGAGGACATCCGCGACAAGGGGATCACGTTCAAGCTGAAGGCCCGGGCGCAGGCCGAGGAGCTCCTGACCACCTCGTGGCTGCTGATCCACAGTGCCGATGTGTCTCCGGCCGTGAAGGCCGACCTCATCAAGAGCACGGTCAAGTGGGCAGGGCTGGAGGCCAAGGCAGACGAGGGTACCGGTGGTGCCTCCGGTGGGGTGAAGATCAACATCAACTTCGGGAACAACGCGCCGCCCATGACCCTTACGGCCGACGTGGAGGGCGAACTCGTTGAGCATTCTGACGAGGTTTGACTCTGCCTATGAGGGGTCTCCGGCAGTCCGCTTGCAGACGCTACGAGAGCATGAAGAACTACGCACGGCGCTTGAAGGCGAAGGCCACTCGTACCGGACGAAGATCATCCCCCCACGTGGCAGAACGCACCGACGCCCAAAAGGACGCCCGCGGGAGATCGTGGTGATGCTGGTGAAGGAGCGCACCTGTGGATGACGAGCACGAAGACGAAGACACCCAAGGCTGGCATGTGGTCCCCATGGGCGATCTGAAGGAGCACACCCCCGCCCCTGACTGCTGGTGTTACCCGACGCTGGACCTTGAGGCCGAGGGGCTGGTCTACATTCACCATTCGCTTGACGGGCGGGAGCGGGAGGTCCACTGATGACACTCGCCATCGACTATACCCCGCCGCCGACGGGCGAGAGGTTCATGAAGTCGGATGCCAAAATGCGTGTGCTCATGGGCCCGGTCGGGTGCGTTGCACCCGACACTTTGGTGCTCACTGAGTACGGGCCTATGCCCATCTGGCGTATAGATCGTCCAATGCGCGTTGTATCGTGGAACGACAAGACATGTCGATTCCAGCTTTCTTGGTGTGGTGGTGCGTTCCCAAAAGGTACGGACTATCTGTTCCAAGTGACAACGCCGCAAGGAGTATTTGCCGCAAACGAACATCACCGGACTTACGCCGCTGGCCATGGCTATCTACCCGTTGGATCGCTTTGCCCCGGTCAGTCCTTGTCCCTATGTTCTGATACCCTTGCGCTGACCAAAGCTTTGTGCGGCCAACCGTTGTCGCTGAAAGATGCTCCGCGTTCGACGAGAATAGCCGTAGATTGTCTGGCGCGTTATGCAGAGTCAGCCCGTCAACGTGGTCTACAACTTCTTCAGGAAGAAGGTACCGACCTAGTTTTTGTTCAAGCACTAGGCGGTGCTCGTACATCAGCTTCCCGGCGCGGTTGGTCCGCTGACGGGCGTATGGGTGGTCTGTTGGAGCAGTTACAAGAACATACCCGTCGTTGTCTACACGACGCCCTGTCTTGTATTGGTGGTTTGCTGAGCCCGGCTGCGCACCTTCTCCCCGACGTGGGAGGTCCAGCTTTAGCAGGACCTTACGGACGTACCGTGGCGTCAGGCCAACAAGGTCGGCTATCTCTACAGACGTCCGAATACCGTCCGCCAGAGCCACAATCTTCTTCGTGTTTTCATTCACTGGACATTCCCTCCGTATCCGACGGGGCCATCGTATCGGTTGCCCGGGAGACCGTCAAGCGGTCTTACTGGGACATGCAAGTGCTCGACACGAATAACTACGTCACGGTGGATGGGACGATCCACCACAACTCGGGCAAATCCGTGACCTGCAGCTTCGAGATTGTGCGCCGGGCGGCCATGCAGGAGCCGGACCCGAACACGGGCAAACGCAGGACCCGGGCGGCCATCGTCCGCGAGACGGCGCGGCAGCTGCAGGACACCACGATCAAGACGTTCCTCGACTGGTTCCCGCCGGGGGTGTGCGGGCGGTACATGCGCACCACCAAGACCTACTTCTTCGAGGTCGGCGACGTCGAGTGCGAGGTGATGTTCCGGGCGCTGGACGACGCGGACGATGTGGCCAACCTGAACTCGCTGGAACTGACGTTCGCGTGGTTCAATGAGTGCAGGGATATCCACCCCGAGATCGTCGATGCCATGTCCAAGCGGATCGGGCGATTCCCCAGCTCCAAGGATGGTGGACCGACGTGGTTCGGGATGTGGGGGGATACCAACCCGCCCACCATGGACACTTGGTGGTACTATCAAATGGAGAAGCTCGACCCGAAGGACGGCGTCTCACCTAACGACAATGGGTGGGATGTGTTCAAACAACCGTCGGGGCGGAGCATCTACGCGGAGAACATCGAGAACCTGCCGGAGGGGTACTACGACACCCAAGGCCGGTCGGAGGACTACATCCGGGTATTCATCGATGGTGAGTATGGGCTGAGCTCGGCGGGGCAGCCGGTCTATCAGTACTTCCGGCCGGATTACCACATGGGATCACAGCGGCTGCGGCCGATCATCAACGGCACGCGCCCCGTCGTCGTGGGGATGGACTTGGGGTTGACCCCGGCAGCCGTCTTGGGACAACAGGATCCCCGCGGGCGGGCGCTCATCCTCGACGAGCTGGTGAGCTTCGACATGGGGGTGCAACGCTTCGTCCGCACGATGCTCAAGCCGTTGTTGAATGAACGGTTCTCGGGCAGTCCTATCCTCGTTGTTGTCGACCCGGCCGGCGTGCAGAGGGCGCAGACAGACGAGCGGAGCGCAGTCGACATCATCAGGGCCGAGGGGCTCAAGGTCATCCCGGCCAAGACCAACAAGGTCAGTGCCCGGCTCAACGCCGTCGACGACTACCTCATGAGGCAGGTGGACGGGGACAGCGCGTTCGTCGTGGATCCGCGGTGTACGCAGCTCAAGGCGGCCATGATGGGTGGGTACCGGTTCGACAAGAACGGGAAGATCGACAAGACCGGTCCGGCCGGGCGGCACAGCCATGTGGCCGAAGCGCTACAGTATCTGATGCTGCACATATCTAGTGCCTCGCTCGACGGGACACACAATATGCAGGCGCGGGCGGTAAAAAGGGTTGCAGCCGCCGGCTGGACATAGTATGCAGGGGGCGTCACTCCGACCTCCCTGTTGGAAACTCGCTCTACTTGCCCCCGTCGGATCCTCCCCCGACGGGGGTCTTTTTCTTGGGCTTGCCGCAACATATGGCTGTGTGTATATTGTAGGCAGCTATAGCTTGTGATGGAACCTGATGGCTGGCCTGACCATCCTGCGTGTTGTTGATAACGAGACTCTTGCTCGCGCAGAGCAGGAGCGTATCGACCGTGAGTTGGCGGCTCGGCAAAACGACCCATTCGTACTCGGGCTGGTGGCGTATTTACGCGAATGTTGGGACGCGGCTCGTATCGCCAAGAAACCCATCGAGTATATAATGTTGCGCGCCATGCGGCAGCGTAACGGCGAGTACGAGGCCGACAAACTACAGCAGATCCGTGAGCAGGGCGGCTCGGAAATCTACATGATGATTACCGAGGTGAAGTGTCGGGCCGCGGAGAGCTGGCTGCGGGACATCCTGCTCGATCAGGGGACACCCCCTTGGGATCTGCAGCCCACGACAATCCCGGATTTGCCGCCCGACGCCGAGGACCAGCTGCAGCAGGCCGTGGCACGTCGCCTCGTGGACATCATGCAGCAGACGGGGCAGGCCCCGGCGCAGGAGGACATGGCCGCGCTGCGGGAGATGGTGGCGCAGGACTACAGGTTCTCTCTACTGCAGGAAGCGCAGAACCGCGCCGACAAGATGCGGTACAAGATCGAGGACCAGTTCGAGCAGGGCGGCTGGGCACAGGCCTTCAACGAGTTCGTCACGGATCTTGTGACCTTCCCGTGTGGGTTCGTGAAGGGGCCCGTCGTACGCCGGCAGCGGATTCTGAACTACACCAAGGCTCCGGATGGCTCCACGGTTGTGGAGAGCGCTGAGCGGCTCGGGCCGGAGTATGAGCGGGTAGACCCGTTCCGGATCTACCCTGAGCCCGGGATTACCAACATCGCCGACGGGTATCTGTTCGAGCACCACCACATGAGCCGGATGGAGCTGGCCGACCTGATCGGCGTGCCCGGGTACGACGACGATGCGATCCGCAAGGTTCTTGAGGTCGGCAACGGCCAGTCATGGATCAATGAGGATGTCGAGCTCCAGAAAGAGGAAGAGGAGCGGAAGTTCTACGCCTACAACTCCCCGACCGAGATGTTCGATGCGCTTGAGTTCTGGGGGCAGGTGAGCGGCGAGATGCTGCGCGAGTGGGGGCTGAGCGAAGACGAAGTGCCGGACCCGGCTCGCGAGTACGACGCCAATGTGTGGGTCGTCGGGAACTATGTGATCAAGGCGGTCCTGAACTACGACCCGCTGGGCGAGAAGCCCTACGCCAAGACCAGCTTCATCAAGCAGCCCGGCGCCTTCTGGGGCAAGGGGATCCCGGAGATCATCGAGGATCTGCAGAGCGTCTGCAACGCGGCCGCGCGGTCGCTCGTGAACAACATGGCGCTGGCCTCCGGGCCACAGGTCGAGGTCAACCTCGAACGCATACCGCCGAACGAAGACATCACCCAGCTCCACCCGTGGAAGATCTGGCAGGTGACCAATGACCCGCTGGGGTCGAGCGCGCCGGCCGTGCGTTTCGCGCAACCCGATTCTCGTGCGAACGAGTTGATGGGTGTATACGACCGGTTCTCCCGGCTGGCAGATGACCACTCTGGTATCCCCGCCTACGTCTACGGGGATCTGAATGTGCAGGGAGCCGGGCGCACAGCGTCTGGGCTCTCGATGCTGATGGGGTCTGCCGGTAAGGGGATCCGGCAGGTGGTGATGCACATCGACAACGACGTGACCCATCCCATCGTTCGGCGCCAGTTCATCTACAACATGCGCTACGACCCGGACGAGTCGATCAAGGGCGATGCCGAGATCGTGGCTCGCGGCGCGATCAATCTGGCGGTCAAGGAGACGGTCAACGTGCGTCGGGTCGAGTTCCTTAACGCGACGGCCAACCCGATTGACATCGAGATCATGGGTGTCGAGGGCCGGGCGGCCATCCTGCGCGAGGTGGCCAAGGGGCTGCAGATGCCAGTCGATCAGGTTATCCCGTCCCGCGAGAAGATGTCCTATGAGGAGCAGCAGCGCGCCAAGAGCGCAGCAGCCCAGATGGGATCGCAAGGTGGCGGTGAGGCCACGCCCACGTTCCCCGGTGGAATGCCGATGGGTGGGCAGCAGGCTAACACCGTGATGAATCGTAACACTGGGGGTTCGGCATGAAGCGTCCGGGCCCAGACGTGGTAAAGGCGATGGCTCTGACAAGGCGCCAGTTTCCCGAGCTCTTCGAGTGGCTTAGGGAGTGGTACCGCGAAGAGCTGGAGCGGCTGCCCAGTGTTGGCCAGAACGTGACTCTTGCTCAGGGGCGGTGTCAGGTTCTCAAGGAGCTTCACGACCACATGGAAAAGTCCCCTGACTGGGCAGCACAATCCAGAGGATAGCTGCGGATTACGCACACCGATAAGGAGCGTTCAATATGGCACTACCGGCGCAAGTCCAGAAACAGTCTGAGGCAGTGAACAAACTGTACGAAGAGCTCAACGGTAAACCCGAGGAGGCCGGCGTGGATAGCGCCGAGGCCGCCGAGGAGACTGTTGGGGTCGATACAGCCGACACGGCCGACAGTGATGGTGGACAAGCACCCGCACCCCGGCAGGAAGAGCAGAGTGCCGCGGGTGACAAGGACGAAGAAGAGACCTACGAGCAGCGTTGGCGGTCCCTGCAGGGGATGTACAACGCTGAGGTTCCACGGCTTCACGCTGAACGGCGTGAGCTGACCAATCGCGTGCAGCAGCTGGAGCAGCTTCTGGCGTCGATGACCGCCAAACCCTCGGAGCAGGCTGAGACACCTGCAGAAAAGCTCATCACCGAGCAGGACATCGAGGATTATGGCGACTCCATCGACGTGATGCGTCGGGTCTTCCGCGAGGAGGCCGGAGCGCTGAAGCAGGAGAACGCCCAGCTTCGCCAAATGCTGCAGCAGATGCAGGCAAATGTTGTACCCAAGGTACAGCAGCTGTCACAGCGTCAGGCTGTATCGAGCGAGCAAGCGTTCTGGGCAGAGCTGCAGACTGCGGTTCCAGACTGGCAGGACATCAACACCAGTCGGGAGTTCCAGTCGTGGTTGCTCGAAGTGGATCCGCTGACTGGCGTGCCGCGCCAGACATATCTGGAGGACGCGCAGCGGAATCTGGATGCACGTAGGGTTGTGAACTTCTTCGCCGCTTGGAAAGGGCAGGCCGGTGTACCGAATGCTCGGAGCACGCGGACAGCACAGTCAGCCTCGGAACTTGAGAAGCAGGTCGCGCCCGGAAGGGGGCGGTCCGGTGGGAACAAGACGGCCGGGGAGCCCAAGACCTACACCCAAGAGGACATCAAACGGTTCTTTACCGATGTCCAGAAGGGGAAGTACAAGGGTAAGGAGACTGAGCGGGACCGCATTGAGCGCGACATTTTCGCTGCACAGCGGGAAGGTCGTATCGTAACTGCATGATCTAGGAGCTAACAGATGGCTTTCCCTGTCGCCGGCGGCCGCCCGAACTATAGCGGCAACTTCATTCCCGAGATCTGGTCGGGCAAACTGATCGAGAACTTCTACGACGCCACCGTGCTCGCAGCGATCTCGAACACCGACTACGAAGGCGAGATCCGGAGCATGGGTGATACGGTCAACATCCGTACCACGCCGGAAATCACCATTCGGGACTACGTCAAGGGCCAGACCCTGACGGTCGAGAACCCCGACAAGCCGAAGCTGCAGCTTGTCATCGACAAAGGCGAGTACTTCGCTTGCGTCGAGGACGACGTGGACAAGGTCCAGTCGGACATCAACATGATGGACACTTGGTCCAAGGACGCCTCCGAGCGTATGAAGATCAAGATCGACCAGCGCGTTCTGACCGACCTGCTGCCTGACATCGCGGCCACCAACAAGGGTGCGACTGCGGGCGAGCAGTCTGCCTCGTTCAACCTCGGCACCAGCGGCGCTCCGCTGTCGGTGACCAAGGACGGCGCTGGCGGTACCACCTCGGTGGTCGACCTGATCGTCGACATGGGCACCGTTCTCGACGAGGCGAACGCCCCCGAGGGCGACCGCTACCTTGTGATTCCGGCCAAGATGGCAGGGCTCATCAAGAAGTCGGAGCTGAAGGACGCGTCGCTGACCGGCGATGGCACTTCGGTGGTGCGCAACGGCCGGCTCGGCATGATCGACCGGTTCACGATCTACGTGTCGCACAACCTGTACGTCGACTCGGGCAAGTACAGCCTGATCGCCGGCCACAAGATGGGCTTCACCTTCGCATCGCAGATGACGGAGATGGAATCCCTGCGTGCCGAGTCGACCTTCGGCAACATCATTCGCGGACTGCAGGTCTATGGCTACAAGGTTGTGAAGCCGGAAGCCATCTCGCAGGCCGTGGTCTCGTTCTAAGGAGGGTCGATAGATGACTGCTTACACCGACAGCCTCGGCTTCAATAAGGGTACCGCGGATGCGTACCTTGCCCAAGGCAATGACCACCTGACGGTCATGTCCGTCGAGCTGGACTTCGCAGCGATCATTGCAGCGCGTTCGGCGGCCGGGGTTTCGGCCCTGACCACCAGCGACACGCTGCAGGTCCTGCGGATCCCGGCTGGCTCGGTTGTCCTGTCGGCCGGCTACACCGTTACCTCGGTGGAGTCGACCAATACGACGGGTACGCTCGGCCTGACGGACGGCTCCGTGACGTACGCTACCGGTATCGCTATCAATGCGACCGGTACCAGTGCGGCGAACCTTGCGAACCCCACCGTGTACAGCGCGGCGGATACGCTCGACATCTCGTTCGCCACTGCCATGCCGACTGACCTCGTGGTCAAGGCATGGGTCGTCATGGCCGACGTGAGCTAACGGTAGGGGCTTCGGCCCCTACCTCCATCCAAGGAGGGACTCATGTCTGTCTACAAAGGTACGACCTACTCGAACCTGCGGGCGATCAGCGCGACCGTTGATTCGCTCACTGCGACGGGAACGATCACCGGGAGTCTCGATGCCACCGGTGGTTATCTCCAGATCCCGACGGCAGCCGCGACGACCATCGCCGACATCAGCGCCGCGATCAATACGACCAACAAGGCCGCTGGGTCTGTGGTGTTCGACACCACCAACAGCAAGCTCAAGATCGCGACCGGTGCAGATGCCAACTCGACTTGGGTTGACGCTGCTGGCACCAACGCGGTGACGCCGAGCTAATGGAGCGGGCCTTCGGGCCCGCTCTCTAACAGGAGCACGCCATGGCTACGAACCTCACGGATAACACGGTCAGTGCGACCTACGAGCAGCTCTTGCACGTAGATGGGGGCCCTGATGCCTCTGAGAAGATCGTGTATGGCGGCGGGGGTGTACCCACTGCGCTCAAGGTCGGTACGGGGTCTGTGGCCGTCGACAACGTGCAGATCGACGGTAATACGATCAGGGCGACGAACACCGATGGTGGTTTGACGGTTACGGCTAATGGGTCGGGCGCAGTGTCTATCCCGAAGGTCGCAATCTCTAGCGGCACGGTGGAGGGCATCACCGATTTGGCCATCGCTGATGGAGGTACCGGGGCCTCGACGGCATCCGGTGCGCGCGCCAACCTCGGACTTGGCAGCATCGCTACTCAGGCCGCAGACAACATCACGATTACCGGTGGATCGATCTCCGGAGT